CTTGTACTATATGCAATGAATTAGAAAAACAAGGTCATAAAGACCTAGCAAATATAATAAGGAGGCTGTAATGGCTATTACACAAGCAATGTGTACTTCTTTCAAAAAAGAACTTTTGGAAGGTGTGCACAATTTTAAAAACTCAGGTGGCAACACATTTAGATTAGCACTCTATACGAGTTCAGCAACTATGAGTGCAGCAACAACTGCGTACACAACTTCACAAGAAGCAAGTGGAACAAACTATACTGCTAAAGGAGAATCTTTAACAAGAGTTGACCCTACAAGTTCAGGAACTACAGCATTTACTGATTTTGCTGATTTAACTTTTGGAACAGCAACTGTAACAGCTAGAGGTTGTATGATTTTTAATGACTCCGCATCTGGCGACCCAGCAGTAGCAGTATTTGATTTTGGTGCAGATAAAACATCTACAGCAGGTTCATTTACTATTACATTTCCTACGGCTGATGCAAGTAATGCTGTTATAAGAATAGCGTAGATTTAGCCAATGGCTAATGTAACTGGTTGGGGTAGAGGAACTTGGGGTTCTGATACTTGGGGTGAAGAAAACCCTATTGCATTAACAGGTTTAGCAGGAACAACTGCATTAGGGTCTTTAGCAATAACGGCAGATGCAAATGTTGCAGAAACAGGAGTAGCAGCAACTGGAGCTATAGGCTCTGAAACTGTAACAGGTATTGCTAATGTTTTTCCTACTACTGTAGTAGGAACTACTGCATTAGGCTCAGAAACAGTAAGTGGAGATGCCAATGTAACAGAGACAGGATTAGCTGGAACTACAGCACTAGGAACTATTTTAGCTTCTGGTTTTGCAATAACAGGAGTAAGCGGTACTGCTTCTACTATTGGTCTTGGCGATGAAACAGTAACTTGTGATGCTAATGCTTACCCTACAAATGTAGTAGGAACAACAGCTTTAGGAACTTTAGGATTAGTAACTAATAATATAATTGCAGTAACTTTAAGTGCAGCAACAAGTTCATTAGGAAGCCTTAGTGTAACAGCTCATGCAAATATCTATCCCACAGGAGTAGAAGGTATAGGTAGAATTACTAATCTTACAGTTTGGGGTTTAATAGATGATTCACAAACACCAAATTATTCAACAATATCAACAAGTCAAACTCCTAATTGGAGTGAAGTGGCATAATAATATATAATTTTTACGAGGAAAATAAATGGCAAGTACATATGTAAATGACCTAAGACTTAATGAAATGGCGACTGGTGATGCGTCAGGAACTTGGGGAACAACCACAAATACAAACTTAGAGTTAATAGCTGAAGCATTTAGTTATGGCACAGAAGCAATAACAACTAATGCTGATACGCATACAACTACTATTGCAGATGGAGCTACTGACCCTGGTAGGTCTATGTTTCTTAAATACACAGGTGCTTTAGATTCTGCTTGTACTGTAACTATTGGACCAAACACAGTATCTAAACTGTGGTTTATAGAAAACGCTACAACAGGTTCGCAAAACTTAGTTATAAGTCAGGGCACAGGTGCAAATATAACAATACCTGCTGGTGATACTAAAATTATTTATGCTGATGGTGCTGGTGCTGGTGGTGCTATGGTAGATGCACTAGCTAGTATTTCTGCTGTAGATTTAAAAGTAGAAGACGATTTAAGTTTAACCTCTGATTCAGCAGTTGTTACTTTTGGTGCAGACGGAGACACTACCCTTACACATACAGATGGAACAGGTTTAACTTTAAATTCTACTAATAAAATTTGTTTTAATGATGCCAGTCAGTTTATACAAGGCTCAAGTGCAACTGTACTTAGTTTAGGTGCAACAGATGAAATTGATTTAACGGCTACAGCTATTGATATAAATGGTACAGTTGATATGTCTTCTACATTAACTTTAGCTGGTAATGCAGACTTTAATGGAGATTTAGACGTTGATGGTACTACTAACTTAGACGTAGTAGATATAGACGGAGCTGTAGATATGGCTTCTACATTGGCAGTAACAGGTATAGTTACACTAACTGATGACCTTATTATTGGCGATGGAAAAACTATTGGCTCTGCATCAGATGTAGACGCTATGACTATTGCTTCTAATGGACAAGTTACATTTTCGCAAACACTTATCGGTACTGATTTAGATATAAGTGGTGACGTAGATATTGATGGAACATTAGAAACAGATAACTTAACAGTTGGTGGAGCACAAGGTAGTGATGGACAATTACTAACTTCTACAGGAAGTGGAGTAGCTTGGGAAGATGCTCCTGCTAGTGGACCTACATTTAAAACCTTTGGTACTAACTCTATTATGGTAGGAGATAATGCCACAGGAACAATAAGTGGTGCTGACAAAAATACTGCTTTAGGTATAGATATGTTTGCAGCTTTAACGACTGGCGATAACAACGTAGCCGTGGGATTTGAAACTTTAAAGGCAAACACCACAGGTTCAGACAATACAGCACTCGGTTATTCTGCTTTACTTACAAATACTACTGAAAGTAAAAATACTGCTGTAGGTTTTCAAGCACTTTATACAAATGTTGGTGAAAGCAATACAGCATTGGGGCACAATGCTCTTTTCAATAACACCACAGGGGATTATAACGTAGCAATCGGTAGAAATGCTCTAACAAATAACACCACCGCTTCCAATAATACGGCAATCGGAACAAGCTCTTTGGATGCAGCTACAACAGGTGACCACAACGTAGGAATTGGTGCTGGAACTCTGGGTGCTTTGACAGGTACTTATCATAATAACGTAGCTATTGGTAGAGATGCTCTAACTTCATCAACAGTCAATTCAGAAAATGTAGCAATAGGTGCATATTCTATGGATGCTACTGACAGCACTTCATCAACACAATGTACTGCTGTTGGTACTTCTACTATGAGTGCAGCACTAGCTGGATATGGAAATACAGCCATCGGTCATTCAGCAATAAATGCTGGTACAAGTACATTTGAATCAACAGGGGTGGGTAGAGATGCGTTAAAAGTTCTAACTTCAGGTGACTATAATACTGGTATCGGTTCAAAATCGTTGGTTGCAAATACAACAGGATATGGACAAACTGCTTTAGGCTACAACGCAGGTTTAACTGCAACCACTGGTGCTGGTAATGTGTTTATCGGTAATGATGCAGGCGGAGGAACTAATGGAGTAACTACTGGCATTGGTAATACTTTTGTTGGTTATCAAACTGAATCAGCAGGTGCTAATGGTAATTATCAAATTGTTTTAGGTTTTGATTGTTTAAGTGTAAATGAATCTACATATTTTACATTTGGTCGTGGTACTGGCAATAATCGTGTTTACAATAATTATGATTCTAATGCTTCGTGGACTAGAGTATCTGATGTAAGATATAAAGAAGAAATACAAAATAATACAGATTGTGGTTTAGATTTTATAAATGATTTAAGACCTGTAACTTTTAAATGGAAAGCTAAATCAGATATAGATTCTTCCTTACCAGATTATAATCCTGAAGAAACAGAAAGAGAAAATGATTCAACAATGTATGGTTTAATAGCAC